GTGATGGTTCTTGTGGTGGTGATGGTTCTTCTGGCGGCGATGGTTCTTCTGGCGGCGATGGTTCTTCGGGCGGTGATGGTTCTTCTGGCGGCGATGGTTCTTCTGGCGGCGATGGTTCTTCGGGCGGTGATGGTTCTGACTTTAGTATTTCAATTTCAACAATAACAAGTTGAATGGACTGTTCTTCAAATTCAGTTATGAATGCAGCATTTATCTCCGAATTATCTGCATCGACGAACACCATATCCTCTTGATAATTAGATTCCTCAATTTCCATATTTATACCTAAATTATAATATTAATAATGTAATATTTATTATATATAATATTATAATTTACCGATTGAATCGATTTCCCAACAATTTATTTTATTATTATTTGTTTATTTATTAAAAATGTCATTTATATTTTTTAAAATGTCATCAACCGTATTTGACTCAATACTTTTATTTGCCTCTTGACACTGTTTATCGCATTTAGTTGTATCCATCTGAGTTATCTCATTTTGAATATGGTTTAGTTGACCATTTAAGTATTCTAATTCAGAAGTTATTAAGGCTAAACTTAAATCATAAACTCTATATTGAAGCTGTTCAAGTTCTTCATCAGTTATTTCAGGCGCTGTTGGCGCATTGTAATCATCATCATTATCAGGTGGTGCTGAAGGTGCTGGTGAATATTGCGTTTGTGATGGGTTGTATGGTTTAGGTGAATCGGGTGATGCTGTTTGCATTGTTGCGATGGTATTATTAAATTATAATATATATATATATATATATAATATACATATTATAATAATATATATACAATATACATATAATCATATAATTAATTTAAGTAATTTAAGATGAGTTGTCCAAATTCCGATTCTCCGATTAACATATCAACAACTGCAAATGTGCTAAGTTGTGAAATTTTTTGTGCATACACGCATCAATATAAAGATAGCGCGTGCACAGTAACACAATTTCCCAACTATTTAAAATTAAGTTATGATGCAACAACGAGTGCAGCAGTAACATTCAATAAAGAAGGTTACAATGTGAGAGAAATAAATATATACGCGCCATCAATACACACGTACAATGGTTCAACTGCAGATGCAGAAATGTTAATTATACATGATGGGGCAGGAAAAAAACTCATTGTTTCACTTCCACTAGTTCAATCAAATGGTGTGGCAAGCTCTGCAAAAATTTTAGATGAAATAATTACAAAATATTCATCAACATTTGATAAAACAAAAACCAATGATAGTCAGCTCGTTAATGTTTCAAATTATAATTTAGAGAATTTTGTACCGAGTGCACCTTATTATTTTTATATGGGAGGTGCACCTTTTTCTCCGTGCGACGGACAATACAGTTTTCTTGTATTTGACAAGACGAAGAGTCCGGTTACAATCAACAGCGCCACTCTTGCAAAACTTACAGGAATGATTGCTCCGAGTGGGATAAAGGCGGTGGCTAGATCAGACTACTATTATAACGCATCCGGGCCGAATGTGAAACCGGGTTCAGGAGGAAACAAGGATGAAATTTACATTGAGTGTAATCCCGCAGGAGAAGACGGAGAAATATTGTACCAAACTCCGCCGCCCACATTAATTCCGGATATGAGCGCGCTAAGCATGGACAATATTATGAAGAATCCTTATTTGAATGTAGTTATTGGTGTTGGTTTATCTTATATGGCATTAAAAATGGTTAGCAAAATATTATAAATATTATATATCCTTTTTTTCCTTTTAGCATTTCTATTTAATTTATATTGATTTTTATTTCGATTTTTATTTTATTTGATTTTTATTTCGATTTATATTGATTTTTATTTCGATTTATATTGATTTTTATTTCGATTTATATTTAATTTATATTAATATTTATATTAATATACATATAATAGAAAGAATAGATATAGACATGTCAATAGCAACATTGAAAAGAAAAACATTTCGCGGCGGTAATCCACGAGTAGACCCTATTTCCGGAGTGGGACACAACGGGTTTTCGTTAAACGGGTGTCTCCGAAACATTGGCGGAGTTGGCAGGTTTCGCTTGGTTAGCAACGTAACGCGCACACAGTTCAGAGGAATTACGCCGGTAGGGTGGGGTGGATGCTGTGGAAAATACCCGCAATATATTTCAAATTCGGGGGACTGTTGTACAAATGATTCATCCATTGTTAAATTATCGGTTAAAAATACAATGGGGATGCTTGATGAAAAATATTTAGGGATATTGCACGGAGCTTATCCAAATACCTGGGTAAAAGATGATGACAACAGCTATAGAGTTACGGATTCGCAATCTCAGTACATTGAGTCACTCAGCTGGAAAGTTGGGGCGTGTAAGTTTGAAGCAGACAAAAGTGCAAAGACCACTGTTGCGGATGCCAAAGTGTGTGAGTGCTTGCAAGGCAAATTTTATCATATTGGTGGCAAGAAATACATGTATTATAAACCAACTACAAAATTTGTTTCAGGATTTATTACACAAGGGCAGTATATAACAACTGGCGGCGTTGCAAAAAATAATTATTTGCCCACTCCGGCATGTGCAAGGCCATTTCCATACTCGTTATCTCACAACGGGTGTGATGTCAATTACAACACGATTCAAGAGGCAGCAGGACATGGTTACATTATTGGAAAATAAATAAATTTAAGAAAATAAATAAATTTAATTACATTTATTCGGGTGGTAAACATTTCGGGTCATTTTCATATTTATTATTTTGGTTTAACTGATAATGCCATTGTATTAAACCAATTAAAAGGTTGCTGCAGTTATTTTTCGCACAAGTATTGATGTTTTCGGAAAATAATTTCAACGTTAAATTGTCTGGATGATTTGTTTGGGAAAACCAGCACACTCTATCAAATGTCCTTACATTCCAATATGGCAAATACTTTGAATATTTTTCATGAGGAATTGGATATGGTGGTTTTTGCATAGGATGTTTGTATCCAGAATACTGATGTCTTGGTTCCACCGGGGTGTTGTGTTTCCACCATTCCTCTGTTGAAACATTGTACAGGGTGGAATTATTCAGATTTTCGACTGTTCCGCCTTGTTTGAAATAAATATAACACTGAACCAACTGATTGGTCAATGCTTGTATGTTGTCATGTTGAAATGCTACTAATATATTTTTTCCTCTCATGGATGCATTGGTGAATATATTTATTGCAGTAGTGGCATCATACGGTTGTGAACAATTGGCATACCCAAATATAAGAATTGGAATACTCAATGCCCATGCACTAAAATGCACGGTTTGCTGAGAACGCGTTGCCACATTGCCAGATATATTTATGTCCATGAGGCCATTTGATACAACAATGGTTGTTATAGGGTACCCATTCATTCCTAAATTATTGATAAAATTTGGAAGTTTTATGGAGCGTTGTATTCCATTGCAGTCCAGATTATAATGTGTGTCCTGATTTGTCGGATGTATATAATTGTCAAAAATCAGTTCACCATGTCTAATAATGAAAATATTGGAAGGACCCATTGGAAGATGTGTATAATTGTCCGGATTTGTCAGTTGCAACAAATTGTTTTGAATGTAGGTTGGTGTGAATGTTTTTTCATACTTGGTATAAATGCTATAGAGGATGTCATCATCCGTTGTTGCACCTGTTGTTGAGGATGATGAATTGGAGACCAGATTGGATTTAGCCAATCCAGGTATGATTCCGTCCGGAAATTTATTCACGGGACAACCATTATTGCATCCATTGTTTGATTGAACTGGTTGAGTTGTCAGGAGTCTACTATCCACATCATTGCCTAAATAGTTTGATATTTTACCTTGCCACCACATGAATAGCGTTATGAGTAAGAGTAGTAAAATAGTTAAATAGTGGTACATTTTTATCATTATTTATGTATATTTTGTATTTTATTGATAATTATTGTGTATATAATTTTATTAATAATATTAATTAAAAAAATTAATTAATAATATTAATTAAAAAAATTAATTAATATTAGTGATGTCCAGAATTTTATCATCTTGGTTGGTATAAAGAACATGTGTAGAATTTTTTATTTGGATATTTTGAAAATAATTCATCCAATCATTGTTTTACTTTTACAATCAATATAAATTCCCCCATACTTGTAAAGAATCAAAACTTTAAAAATATCAGCTTTTGCCGCTCCATATCCTTCATTTATTTTTTTACATTTTGTGATAATTTAAATATAATTGTATTTGGGGTTGGGAACATGCCTCGGCGGTAAAAAACTTTGGCAAGATATCGTTCGCGAGATCCGCTGACAAACCCAAACCGTTCATCCAATCCATAACCTTTTGTAAGCAATCCCTGTATTTCCACTGAAATTCTTTTTTTTTCTTCAGCATCAAATGATTTAATTTTATTGCAAGTATGATGGTTCAAAGCCAATTGCAATTCTGGAAATGGCTGTCTTATTAAATTGATGACTTGTGCGGGCGATAATTCATAATTATAAATTACTTGTTGATTCGATTTACATACCTGAAAATTCAGACCAGGTTTGTTATATTTTGTCTTATATAACTGATTTAATAAGTTCCACCAAACTATATATGCCGGATTAGATTTTGAATATGTATTTAATTTATATGCAACATTCATAAACGCCGGATCCTTCGCCATTGTTTCCAGTAGGGTTGCTAAATAAGTATATCCCATTTTTTCTTTTATACATTATTTAAATATTAAAAAAAACTCAAAAAATTTAATTATAACATATTCTAATTAATTTGTTTCTATAAAATATAGTGTGAATTTGAAATCAAATCAATGATATTGTTAATAAATATATCAGACCCGGACACCCGGACCACCTGAACTCGAATATTTAAACTCTTACTGCATCGTACGTATCGTCAAGAACCGGCTTGTATGTTTCGTCATCGGCAATATGTCCTTGAAACGGCGCCATTTTATGCACCATTTCTTCTTCGAGAGTTACAGGCATTTCGTTAATATTGGAAAAAAAATTAGTTTTCTGATTTTCGCTGGGTAAAAACAAACTCATCGCGGCAGTTCCGGTGCTTACACGGGAACGCTGAACAAATATTATCATTGCTACAGCTCCGAGAGCGGCAACCGCCCAGACACTAACAGATTTGCACAATAAAATAAATAGGCCGACAACAACAATGTATCCGCCGACGGTATCAACGTATGAAGCAAGATAATGCGGTGTTCTAATGTTGAATAAAATGTATATGATAAAAAGAATAAACAAAATCAACTCTGACCGTTTATCTCTACGCGATAATGTTCTAAACATTTCCATTATTTGTATATCAATATTTTCCGTATATCATAATATTATATTTTAATTCTATGAAAAAATATATTTTTTACATTTCATAGATTTTAAAAATTATTATAATAATTTTTAAAATTGAATTTTATAAAAATATATAAACATGATGCATATATATTTTCACAGTTTCACATTTTAGTATGCAAGAACAACCACCACAACAAAGAAACCCTATAAACCCTATAAACCCTGTAATAAAAAAAATAAAAGCATACTTGGGATATCAAGGTTACTCGATTTTCAAAGATACGCTTACAGTAGAAGAACAGCACGCGCTAAGAAAAGAATTAACGGTTGGCGCATATATTCCTAAATCGCCAATACAACCAATACCGTTTCCAATATATCGCGAGTCGCCGTTGAAATTATACGTTCCACGGTATTTCGGTTTGGAAAAATGGGCCGGAATTCAAGTTGAAAGTAAAATAAGTCCAGGGCATGCAATATCTCTAAAATTCATGGGGGATTTGAGAGACTACCAGCAAGTGATTGTGGAAAAGTATTTGAAGGCGGCGCGCAACAGCGGAATTGGAGGCGGCGGCTTATTGGACGTGGACCCGGGGAAAGGTAAAACTGTCATGGCATTAAAAATAGTCGAGTGTCTGGCAACAAAGACGCTGGTGGTCGTTCACAAAAGTTTCTTATCGAACCAGTGGAAAGAGCGCATCGAGCAATTTTTACCGGGTGCGCGCGTCGGAATCATTCAGGGGCAGCTGATTGATATTGATAACAAGGATATTGTCATTGCAATGGTGCAGTCGCTGTCCATGAAGGAATACCCGCAAAGCACATTTGAGTCATTCGGGCTAACTATTTTTGATGAGTGTTTTACATATGAAACTTGTATTCACACATCTGACGGAGTGCTAAAAATAGGACAACTGTATGAAAAATGGAAAAAGTGTCGTCGCAATGAAGACGATGGCGGAACAGAAGTACAACTACCTGAAATTTTGAGTTATAATCGACATGAAAATGTGTTTGAATACAAAAAGTTAACGCATGCATGGAAAAAAGAGAGGGAAGATTTATTATTAATAAAGGCATCGAAAAGAGTGATTCGATGCACTCCAGAACATAAAATACTAACAGTTGGCAACGGTTACGTGGAAGCAAACAAATTAAAATGCGGAGATTTATTATTATGCAAATATGATGAGAGACATATAGATTGCATCATTGCACCGGCATTAAACCAAGACCAGTTGCAAATTGTATATGGTTCTTATTTGGGAGATGGTAATATTAGTCAAACTGTGTTGAAAAGGCATAGGTTGAGATGGCTTCATGGTGAACGTCAACGCAGCTACTGTCAATGGAAAGCCAATATGTTTGGAAATGGGAATCGAACTGATAACGTGAACAATTTGACATGTGTTAAAAACAATGGATTTTCTAAAAAAAATGCTTATTCTTATACAACAAAAATATTCGACTTGGATTTTGATTTAAGTTCCACAATTTCCAGTTGTGAAAATGTTGTATGTGATGCCATTTTACAAAAAATAGATGAAAGAGGACTGGCAATTTGGTTTATGGATGATGCATCGGTTCAAAAAAATAAGAGTGGCGAAGTAAATTCTATACGCTTCAACACTCAATCCTTTAGTTATGATTCTCAAACAAAAATAATGAATGCTTTAAAATCCAAATTTGATATATGCTGTAATGTTCATAAATGTGCATCATCGAAAGCATCAAAAAAATATAAAGAGTATAATTATTTGATGATGAACAAAGAAAATTCTCAAAAGCTTATAAATATAGTTAAAAAATATATACATGATGATTTCTCATATAAACTTAATAACTCTGATATCGACGATGATGATAAAAATGATTGCAGCAAATATGCATGGAATAATAAGTTTGAAAACTGGGGAACGATTCCAGTAACATCAATTGAAAAAATAAAAAATAAAGGTTACGGAAGATGCAAAACACCAAATGTATACGATATAGAAGTTGAAGGTAATCATAACTTTGTTTTGGCATCTTCTGTCGATAAATATTCAGATTCTGTAAATAAGTCTTATAAAAGTAGTTTATATATTGACGGAATTGTTGTAAGCAATTGTCATCACATGGGGGCTGAAGTTTTTAGCCGCTGCATGATGAAGGTGACAACAACCTATACTCTGGGACTTTCTGGCACCATGCAGCGCAAAGACGGGCTTTCAAAAGTATTCAAAATGTTTCTGGGCGATGTTGTTCATAAAGAAAAGGCGGAATCGGACCATTGTGTTTTAGTGAAGGGCATCAATTACGTCGTCGATGATGACGAGTTCAATGAGGTTGAATATGACTACCGCGGAAATCCGAAATTCAGCACCATGATTTCAAAGCTGTGCAACTATAATCGTCGAAGCGAATTCATCGTGGAGGTTGTTACAAAAGAACTGCAACACAATGCAGACCAACAAATTATGATTCTGGCGCATAACAAGTCGCTTCTTCAGTATTTGTTTAAAGCAATTGAACATCGGAAAATTGCGACAGTTGGATATTATCTTGGCGGAATGAAGGAAGCCGATTTGAAGGCGAGCGAGTCGAAGAAGATTATTATAGCTACATACGCGATGGCGTCGGAAGGATTGGATATTAAAACGCTTACCACACTTATTATGGCGACACCGAAAACGGATGTGTGTCAGTCGGTGGGGCGAATTTTGAGAGTGAAACACACGACGCCGGTGGTGATTGACATTGTCGACGCGCATGATTTGTTTAAAAATCAGTGGCAAAAACGGAAAAGTTATTATAAAAAACAAAATTATAGGATAATTGTCACCGACAGCGGACTGTATCACAGCAACGAAACAAATGGATGCTGGACAACGGCGTATAATCCAAAAAAAATCAAAGGTACATGTGCAGGTGCGGTTGCGGTTGTTGCAACAGGCACAGGTGTTAGCAGCGATGATGATGATGATGAGGAGACTGGCACTCTAACAAAATACAACTCGAATAGAAAACAACCGATACTTAACGGCAAGTGTTTTCTATAAAGAGGGGGGACCCCCTTTAACCCCCTACTTCAAGGGAACTATGAGAAATGTAGGTTCTCTTTACTCCTTATCCTTTGCAAGAGTCATACGCGGTGTGGTAATTATTTGCAATGCCGCTCAAACTCGGTTTCAAATGAACGCCTCCAACAGAATAACCATTCGTGTTGTTAACGCTGCCGCCTCGCTGCATCCTACCGCGACCGTGGCGCATAGATTTATGTAATTTTTTCATTTCTTTATCCATTGATTTATGAAATGGTTTCATATCTTTATTTAGTATCCTCTTGCGACCGCGACCCCCCCCATTCATTGCTGCAATGGGTTTTGTTATTCCACCAATGGTGGTATAAATGTCAGCTCCTTTCAAGGCAGCTACACCAGATGTCGACCCAGTGCATCCCGTCACTGCGCCTTGTGGGTCCGTAAACCCAATCCCTGAAAAATGAGAATTGTTTTGATTGGAATAATGGGCTGGTGACAGAATTAAAGAACCACCACGCTGATTTCTACGAGAATATCGGCCTCGTTGTCTTCGGCTTCGATTTTTCTGTTGCCTTTTTTGCGTTTTTGTTTTACAGTGTGACATATTTTAATTATATTATATATTATTTACTCTATAGATATATAATATATAAATATTTTATTTTACTAATTACTAAAGTTATAAAATAAAATATTTTTATTTATTAAGCAATGGCTGTAAAATTTCCAGTATAAATAATTACAAATAAAAAGAAAAATGTTCCTAAAAAATCAAAAAGATATTTTTTTAAATATTGAAACATTGAAGCATAATATTTTAAAAAAGGTTTTTTATTGAATATTATAATTATTAATAATTTTTACGCGTATATTTACGGTGGTAGCTTTTATTTTTACTGAAATTTTTAGTTTTATTTAATTTTAATTTATTTATTTTTTCATGTATTTTCGATTCTATTAATTTTTTTATTCTATATTTATTTTCTTGTTGTTTATCTTGTTTTTGTTTCTGAATATTATTGTTATTGTTTTTAATGCATTTTTTTATACATTTATTAATTTTATTTCTTATTTTATGTTTTAGTGAATTTTTATTATTTATATTTCGAATTTTTTTTTTAATTGTTTTTTGTTTTCTTCTTCTTAATGGATAATTGAAAATTATATTTTTATTTTTTTTAAATCTTCCACCTCCACCTGCTGCTGCAGCACTTGCAGATTCATCGTCACAGGAATTTAAACTTATTAATTTATCTTTGTCCAGTGATGCATTTATTTTTGATATAATTTTTTTATCATTCGAGGCATCTATTTTTGGGTAAATTGGGAAATCAAATGCATGTTTAACACGCAATGGGTCTTTGTATTTATATGTTGATTTTATAGTTAAATCGGGTAATGCTGGGTTTAATTTTTTTTTTTTATAATTTAATAAAATTGTATTGAATATTTGATTCAAGTATAAATTTATTAATAATATGCGTTGTTTTGACATATCTTGCGTTTGAAAAGGTAATATACCGAGACGCAAGCCTAACCTCAAACGCGGCATTATCAATGGTGGGGGCAGCACGCGGCGCATTGCAACTGGTACTATAACTGGCGCTGCAAGTCGCGGTCCGACGGCTCCTGATGGCACTTGTGACAACACTCTTTGTCTTGAAATTTGCGGTAGAGGTAAAGATGATGGCGCCGACCTAATGGAACCTGGTACTATAACTGGCGCTGCAAGTTGCGGTCCGACGGCTCCTGATGGCACTTGTGACAACATTTTTCTTGGTCTTGACATTTGCGATAGAGGTGAAGGTGATGGCGCCGACCTAATGGAACCTGGTACTATAACTGGCGCTGCAAGTTGCGGTCCGACGGCGTCTTCTAGTGGCACTTGTGACAATATTTTTCTTGGTCTTGAAATTGGTGCTGCTGGAGCTAAAGATGATGGCGCCGACCCAATGGCATCTGGTACTATAACTGGCGCTGCAAGTTGCGGTCCGACGACGTCGGCATCTTCTGGTGGCGGGGATGCAAGCATTCTTATTCTTCTTGGTCTTGAAATTGGTGCTGCTGGAGCTTGAGCAGCGGCAGCAGCTTGAGCAGCAGCAGCAGCTTGAGCAGCGGCAGCAGCTTGAGCAGCGGCAGCAGCTTGGGCAGCGGCAGCAGCTTGAGCAGCGGCAGCAGCTTGAGCAGCGGCAGCATCTTGAATGGGAGCAATTGAATTAGTAACTCTTAAAGCAAGATCTCCAACATGACGAGCAACTCGAGCAATAATAATATTAGCAGTTCTTTGAGCAGCTGCAACAGCTTGATTAGCATCAACTACGTTTACAGATGATGCTTGTCTCTCATTTTCACGTGTAAATCTTACCCTGAAAACATCTCTAGCCTTATTACGATTATATAGGATACCATGAATATTTAGTGTATTATTTACAATAGAATTAGCTTCAACTAAATACCTTGCATAATTTGGATTACCTGGATTTAAAGCAACAAAAGCAGTGGCTAAATCTATATCGGTGTGACATTGCTGTAAAGTTTGTTCTATTTGTTGAAGAGATGCTTGAGCAGCTGCTTTAGCAGCATTAAACAGTATTAGTTCAGCTGGACCTCCCCCCACTTGTTCAAAATCTGTCAAACCAGAAATATAATTTTTAAAATATAAACTTCCAAACCGTGTAATTGTATTGTTTGGATTCATCGGATTATTTAGGTATGGAATTATAAACCTTCTTCCATGATATAATACATTATCACCGTCATCATATTTTTCAAATAATGGTGTTATATAAACATCAGAAAACGCATTTAATTTTTTGTCATACCTAAGAACTCTTATATTTATGTAAAGAATTGTTCTATCATTAAATGTATTACCTTTTAAATTATATAATGCTTCATCATCATCATAATCAAATAGCTGTTTTACGATGTTATTGCAATTATACATTCCAATAATAATGTCACCCACTTTAAAACCAATAATAGCTGCAACACTTCCACATGAAACACTGTCAATAATATAAAATGTTTTTGTTGTATCTAAACCAAATTTTGTTGATTCGGTTGGAGATAATTCTCTTAACGTAAAGCCGAGTATTTCACTACATTTCTGCTTTTCACTTTGTTTTTCTCTATCATTCAATATTTCATCAAATAAAGTGGAATTAGAAATTGAATTTTTTATTTTTAATTTCTTTACTTCTTTTTCAATATCGATTTTCTTTTTTACAATATAGCTTATGGCTTGTGGAGATAAATTTTTTCGAATAATTGTAATCGGTTTATCGTTGGCGATAGGTGATGATTCAAGAATTTCTCCCGGATTAACTGTCACCTCTGGCGAATATAACATATTTTGAACGGTTTCAACACTATTTTCATTTGATGGAATTGGAACTACTGTTGCAGTTGCCATTTTTTGCCACTAATTTTTATTATTTTGTTATTTATAATTGTTTAAATTTAACTGAATTAATTGTTATTATATTTTATATTTATTATATAAATAAAATAAAATATAAATTAATAAGTGGAGAATTTGACATTCATTCATTCGTTCATTCGTTCATTCGCATAATCGGCGTCCACTTTTTAAATTTATAATTGTAAACACATTTCATTTTTATTTTTTTTGAAAGGTCAACAAATTTATCTAGATTAACATTTTCAAATTCATCTTCGTCGTCGCTTTCTTCTAATGCATCAAGCGATTTATTTTCTTTAATATTTCTAAATAGAGAATTCATCATTACGCTCGTTTTATAATCGGGTATTGAAGCAATAAGTTCATTCTCGACATTTGTATTGGCATTGTTGGCGTTGGCAGTCCCATCTGGATTAGAAAGATGATAAATGTCATTTTGTATATCAGCTTTAACCATGAAAAATTTATATTTGCCATGATTATTAACTTTATTCGCAGTAAATGCAATTGCAGGTGCGAGTGCGGGTGCAGGTGCGAGTGCAGGTGCGAGTGCAGGTGTAGGTGCGAGTGCAGGTGTAGGTGCGAGTGCAGGTGTAGGTGCGAGTGCATGTGTAACAGAATTGAAGTAAAAAATATTTTCATATTCATTAGATTCATTATTGCAATCCCTTTTCTGAATGCAGAATGAAGAATAAAATGGTTTTATATCTGATGCGCCCTTTAATGAAGATGAAATGTGCGGTAATCCAATTTCAACAGCATTATATTGTTTTTGCAAATTCAGTTGTTGTTGTTGCTTAAAAAAATCATTTATTTTTTTAAATTTATCAAATACACTTGTTGTGTCTAAATGCAATCCATTATAATAATGAATATTTTCAATGGTAAAATAGTATGTAGTGTCGCAATTTTCGCGATTATTTTTTATTTTTCGAATGTAAAAGTGGGTTCCGTATAATATTGTATTATTCGGAAATGCATGAGATACATTTTTTTTCGTTATGGTAACTATTTTTCGTTGAGCATCCAATTCTAAAAATAAACATTCATTGTTTTTAAACCATACAAAATATTTTTTACCTTTTGGAATTATAAAATAAATTTCCTTGTTACTTTCGTTGTTATTGTTACTGTCACGTTGTGATTTATTATTTTGTGAAACTTTCTTATAAGGTTTTGATTCATAAGAAAATTTAATTTTTGGAAATTGTTTTAGCATATCTTCATTGTTGTTGGAAGAAGTGTTGGAAGTGGAAGAAGTGTTGAAACTATTCGTTTTTTTTTCATAACTCATAAAATGTTGCATTGATTTTACTTGACTTGCTTATAATATAATGCGCCATGTTTTTATTTCATTATACGTATATTATATATTTGGATTGGATTGGTGACTTGAACGTTTTATTTGGAAAATGAATATGGTGAGATTGTTGTTGGTGCATCATTTTTATTATAGTTAGAGCCGCCGCCTCCAATTTCTTTCATAAATCGAATGAGCTCATCTTTCATTGACTGAGAAGATGATGATGATGATGATGATGATGATGATGATGATGATGATGATGATGGTAATGATGGTAAATTGTCATTGCCGTTGTTGCCGTTGTTGCTCTGAACGGACTTATTTTGTTCTAATGAGTTAAATAGTTCATCATATTTTTGCTGTGGAAGAATTACTAAATCTTTTACTTTTGGTATTGTCAGAGTAGAAATAAAAAAAGAGTAGAGATAATGAAGAAGAAAAATAAGAATGAGTGACAATATAAATACTTTAATAATCCAGTACCACATGTACAATAAAAAAATGTAGTTGTAATGATTTTTATTATATATAAATATAACTTTAATACAATAAAAACGTAGAACAATAATTTTACATTTTACAGCAATAAAAAAATTCAATACTAATCAAAATATAAATAATTAACCTTAAACGATTTAAACCTATGAATAAAATTATTATAGATAGTTATCGAAATTAACTTTGTGTTGAAAAATGCCATCAGTTGTTATAGTTGAAAAGAACGGTGATTTAAAAATGCAGGAATATAAGAGCATAAACACAGATGAACTGTATAAAAAATGTAATTTTAAAAAATCGGATGGGTTTGACAAGGTTACAGAATGGGGCTATTCTAAAAAGGGTGATAGTCCGATTACGGTTGAATTGTGGGCACGAAGTGACGGGCAAGCAAATCAAGAAAATAAGTATGATTTTCCGCCACCTGTAGATTCTGATTTATTTTTTGGCAACTGTGCACTTTTGTTGAGAGATTCAAATATGAAAATTATCGATTTGACAATTGACAAATGGAATAAAATATATGAGCATTTGTTTGGTGGGTTTGAAACGCTTGCAGATAATGCGGATGATGATGAAGAAGAAGAGGACGAATTAGAAAATGTTCCATCAAGCATGAAGACAAAGGACGGGTATTTGAAGGATGGGTTTATTATTGAAGATGTCCTGGAAGATGCTGATGTCGTTGATGCTGACGCTGACGCTGACGCTGACGCTGACGAAAATGAGTCGAGCGATAACTCTGAAGATGAGTGTGATTCAGAAAAGGATGAAGAAACTACATCAGATGAAGAAGAGGATGATGATAATGAAAGTGGGAATGATAGCGACGATTCTTCAGAGCTGAATTCGGAAGAATATGATTATTCAGATGAAGGGGGGCATGCGTCCCCCCCCTGACCCCCCTCTTGATGAAAATGAGGGGTAAAGTGGTGCAATGCTTTGTGATTTAGGTGGGCCACATGTCAATTATGACATGTGACCACCCCGCAATATATATAAAAATTGAATATAAATATATATATTGTTATAACAGTAAATAAACAAAATCAAACTCATGATTCCGAAAAACCCCGAGTCGTTCAGACGAAATATACAAAAAAAATTATCAGAAAAAATAGGAGATGATGAATCGGGTAGCATTGGGCTAAATTTGGAAAAGGGAATTTATAATCGCACGCTTGTTAAAGCGGGGGAAATGAACATTGTTAAAAAGTGGGACAATGTGTATTTTGTTCAGCTGTATGTGGATTGGTTGAAATGCATATGCATTAACCTTGAGAATGAGGACGTACTGGATATGATTAAAACTAAAAAAATTAAAGCGCACGAACTTGCATTTATGACACACCAAGACATGAATTCGAAAATGTGGAGCAAAATCATCGAAGATAAAAAAAATCGTGACAAGAATAGGTATGAATTGAAGATTGAAGCATCCACAGATTTGTTTACATGTCGTGCTTGCAAGTCGAACAAGTGCACATATACTCAACAACAGACGCGCTCGGCAGATGAGCCAATGACAACATTTGTCACGTGTCTTGAATGCGGCAAGCGTTGGAAATGCTAACTAAAAATTTAGACACAATAAAATTGGAATTTTTCAATTTAGTAAATGATAATTCGAGTGAATTATCAAAAATTTTATTTTTAAATTGGTCCATGTTATTTTTTGGATATTTGGGAGAAATGAAAATATTGTCGACTGTATCGGGCGTTTTACTCGGTTTTGTTCCTTTTTTAATGTACTATTATGCGATTTATGAAAAGTATGCAGTTAAAAGCGGCGAGCAAGGAGTAAAAATATTTTGGTATTTTTTCTTTTTCTGGTCACTATATGGTGTTGTGGCATTATTACCTTATAATTTAAAAAATTCATTATATAATATATTAGATTTATTTGCAAAGAATTTTTTTGGACTTTTTTTGAGTTATATTATTTTATTAAAAAAATATTAGTTTACTAAGATGGAAACTGGTTCCAGAGTCACTCAACAAATAATTTCGAGGTCTTGCAGTCTCCAGAGTTCTGAACTGCCGTTGGGAATCGGGCGTCGAATAATGAATGGCAGCTTCTTATGTTCCAATTCCAGCTGTGCAATAATGTACCCGTCAATAATTGTCGGGTTTACGTCAAGATACGGTTTTGCGCCTTCATTCAGCTGTTTTGTTCGAATTCCTAAAATTCGCGTTTTTTCGTATTTGGTTAGAAATGGCAATGTTTTATGAAACGGATCGATGATGATTCCAGCATCATTTCTGGTAACGTGCGACATGGACTCGGTTTCTTCATTATTATAAGATAAACTTTCAGGGTGGAAGCTTGCAATATAATTTTTTTTTGCTTCACTGTCAAATTTTTGAAGGTGGTTTTCGTCATCATCATCATCGTCATCATTTTCATGATCATTTTCATCGTCGTCGTCATATTCCGAGACACTTCCTGAATTTGAGATGGATGCATTTTCTTCTTGTCCTTCTTGTCCTTCTTGTCCTTCTTGTCCTTCTTGTCCTTTTTCTCCTTTCTCCTCATATATATCCGACGTTTCGGAGTCTGCTTCTGATAAATTCGACACATCTACAACACCTGTTGTATCTGCATCTGTGTCTGTGTCCGCAATAGATTCGTCGTTGGTTTCAGAATTTTTTTCTCCTTCATCGTCACTGTTCAAATTTTGTTTGTGTTCCATTTTTATCAAACTGGCCTGCGTTTATATATGTATAATGTGTGTGTATATTATATGTATATATTTCTATTTCAATTTTTTATTTTATATTTTATTCAATATAAAATAAAATATTGTAATAATGTATAAAATAATAATATAATAATATGACTTCTTCAAAAACAAAAAAAAATATGAATAAAAAAAATAATAAAACATTGAAAGCTGAAAATAAATATGCTTCGGTAAAATTAAATGTAAATAATAATGTTTTGAATTGTGAGGCAAAATTAAAAAATACAAAAAATGTTAGTGCTGTTCATATTCATCAAAATAAAAATGGCAAACCAGGTCCAATCCTTTCTTGGATTGCAACCACGCCTGAATGGCAATCAGGAGTTCTACAAAATAAAAAAAATATGAATAAACCTTGTTGTTCAAAAGAGAAAAAATGTAACTTGACCGCTCCTTTAGGAACAAAAAAAGTAAAGTCAAATTGTTTAATAAAAAAATCAACAAAAATGCCTAAAAATAAAAATTGTAAAGGTGCAAATCCAGGTGCAATTTTAGTAATTCATGGAAAAAAATTTCAGTTCATGAAAAAAAATAAAACTTTATCAAAAGGTAAACCAGGTCTTAATATTATCAAAACAAGTAAATTCAATTAATTTGGCTGCTTTTTCAAGACGCGTGATGATACTGTTCGGTATTCCAGGTATGTTTGCAAGTGGTGCACATGTATATAAATTTTAAATTTGTATCATCATATCTAATGTATAAAACAGTGCATGGAGTATCAAGCGTTTTATTTGTCTCGCATTCTAAATTAGGACACTTCATTGCGTTGATTCGTGGAAGCGTTGGGTCTAAATGCGTATATTCATTCACAAAATTTGACAACCGTTTTTCTGTTTGTTTGAAAAATGTTTTAGACACACACACACTTGTGTTTGCATTTTGTTCTTCGTTACCGCAGTTTCTGCATTTGTTAATAAGTATTTTAGAAGTGACTTCTTTGTCTTCTTCTGAAATGGCGGGAGCATCCGCCATTGTAATATAGTACATGTTTCCACACACTTTACAGAATTGCATTTTTTAAATGGTGATTGTGTTGGTTGGATTGTATATGTATTTGTATGTATTGTATATAAACAATATAAATATTTATATTCAATTTTATAATAATAATAATTAAACAGTTAATAATATTATTATTATAATTATTATAATTAGTTAAGATTTGAATATAGTAAAGGTGGTTTGAAATTTATTTTATTTTAAATTAATGTTAATTTCTCGAAAAGTGATACCAGATTCGCATAATCGATTTTAAATCCAAATAAATAAAAAGACGAGTGAACATATTCAGGATGTAGTGCGCGTTCTTTATTTTCTTTAAGTTTTTTCATTATAGAATCTTTATTTTCAACATAATGCGCCTTCATAATGGAATAAAAATAGTCCAAGAGTTCCTTCTCATTTATTGGTATATATTTACAAAAATGTTCAATGCTGTATAATAATTCGTAAATTGCAAATGAATAGTTTCGGTATTCTATAAGATTGTGGTAGTTGGAATAGTCTGAGTTTTTTTTTGTTACGCCTGGTTCATTTAGAATGGGCTCGTTATCCATTATAGAAACCAATGTTAATAAAACGGAAGAAATGGTTTGACATCCGCTCCATTTCTCTCCACGCCATGTGTTTAAAATATCAACACAAACTTTTCCGCTTTTATAAAAATTTGGATGAAATCGGGTTATTCCGTCATTTGTATAATAATGAAGAAGTGGAGGCGCGTGAGGATAATCGGTCGGAAATTCGAATTTAAAAAAATAATAACCGTCGCGGTAAAGCGAATCCTTTGGACCAATAATTAATGCCCAACCTTCCAAAATATCAGTTTCGCTGTGTTTATAAAAAATTCCTTGGTCATGAAGTGGTGTTTTTATCATTTCGCCAATATCTTTCAAAAGACGCTTGATTGCATCTTTTGAAATACTAATGGGTTTGATGATGGGGTCTGATGCTGCTGCTGTTTTTTCAGTTGCTGCTGGTGTTGCTGCTGCTGCTGTTGCTTCAGTTGCTTCAGTTGCCGTGGCGCTATATGTTTTTAATATTACATTTGTTACATTTAAATATAATGTATTTGGATTATTGTCAAATGACGACGACATTGCGATGAAGTAGGTATGTGTATATGAATGTGTTGTAATGTTTATATCATATTCATAATTCATAATTATAAAATGAAATGTGTAAAATATGTAGAAATGTTGATTTTTATAAAAATCACTTTTTATAAATTTTAAAAAAATGATTTTTAGGGATAAACAATAAATAAAAATTGAATTAAACTTATCTCAATATATAGTATTATCAATGGCTATGGCAAAGGCGAGTGTCAGTGCAACGTATACCTTCGCATCATATTTGTTATCATTATATATAAAACAGGATGAAAAATGCACGCACACGCGGCTAAAGAATGTGGAATTGGGAATCAAGGGTGGCGCGTATTTGATACCGGATTCAGAACTTGAAGAATTTTATAAGAAATATTACAACCACGCGTTTGTTGAAGGAAAGCAGGAATATTTGACAGAAATTCAGCTGCATGATGCGGGGCCAATCCTAGTAGATTTCGATTTTAAATATGATGTTTGCGTAGAAGAGCGCCAACACACAAAAGACCACGTGGTAGACATGGTTCTGCTTTACGTGAATACTCTAAAAAAACTTCTCAAAATTGATGCGGGTGTAGAAGTACCAATATTTGTATTTGAAAAAACAACCGTGAATTGCAAGACGGAATTAACTAAGGACGGAATTCACATGATTATTGGAATTCACATGGAGAGGAAACAGCAAATGTATCTTAGAAGCCTGATTTTGTTGGAATTGTCAAGTGTTTGGAGTGACTTGCCTGTGACGAATTCGTGGGAAGATATCATTGATAATTCGATTACAAGCGGAAAGACTGGTTGGCAGTTATATAATTCTAGAAAACCGGGGTGCAAGTCTTATCTTTTGAAATATCATTTCATTCTCAAGTTGAATAAATCAAAGAGAACCGTAGGTTCTCCTTTGACCTCTCCCGCAGTAGAGGAGGGGTTACAGGGGAACTACGTTCCCTTGTTGGAGTGGGAATTTTCAGAGAAAAAAGCATCTGAATTCAAGTTTGAAAAGGATTTCAAGTTGCTTACGGCAAGGTATAGGGGGCATCAATCATTTCAGTTACTTGATGAGTACGTGCCAAAAATAGAGGAAATGTTCAAGACGAAGAAGGTTGCGCCGGCAACATCTGCGTCGTCGTCGCGCGTCAGCATTATAATGGCATCCTCGTTGTCATTATCGACGATTGATTATAACTCAATTGCAAATTTAGGCCAGCTGGAAGCGTCAGTAAAGTTAATCATGGATAATTTGGAACCGAGGGAATATGATATTCAGGAGACACACAAGTTCACAATGTCGCTTTCAGAAAAGCATTATGGACCGTATGAAAAGTGGATTCAGGTTGGATGGGCTCTAAAAAATACCAGCGAGAAGCTGTTTTTAACATGGATGCTTTTCAGTTCAAATAGTGATAAATTTAGTTATGATAAAATTGGGGAATTATACAAGCAATGGCAGAAATTTAGAACGGGGAAAAGTGAGCTTTCAAAACGCTCAATTATGTTTTGGTCAAAACAAGACAATCCGTCGGAATACAAAAAGATTTCAGAAGAGACGGTTGATTACTATATTGACCAGACATTAATTACACATGTAGGAAAGACTAAAATTACGGAAGCATCTGACGTTGATTTGGCAAACGTATTGTTTCACTTATTCAAGGGACGATTTGTTTGTGTCAGCATAAAACACAATGCGTGGTTCGAATTCAAGGACCACAGATGGTCTGAGTGTGATTCAGGAACATCGCTTCGTTTGCTAATTTCGACTGAAATGCTCAGTATTTATTCGGAAAGAAGCATGAAGTTGCTGGACAGTTTGAATGAATATGACAGCACTTCAGAACAGTTCAAAAATATCCAGGAACGTTCCAAGCGGATGACGGAGGTTTGCAGTCAGCTTAAATCGACATCTGTCAAAAATAATGTGTTGCGTGAGGTTCGTGAGATGTTTTATGACAAGGATTTTATTGAAAAAATGGATTCGAAAACGCACCTCATGGGGTTCAATAATGGTGTCATAGACTTCAAGGAGAAAATCTTTAGACCAGGGCAGCCTTATGATTTCATTTCAAAATGCACAGACATTGACTTTTTAGAGACATATGCAACTGGGTGCAACGAGTATGAAACAATAGAACGCGAAATCACGGCGTTTATGGAGCAGCTGTTTCCGTCACCGGAATTGCGTGCTTACATGTGGGAACATCTTGCATCGTGTCTTATTGGTGTTAATCGCGACCAAACATTCAACATTTACAATGGTTGCGGAAGCAACGGGAAATCGAAACTAGTTGAACTAATGTCGCATTGTTTTGGAGAATACAAAGGAACAGTTCCAATTACTTTGATTACAGAAAAACGAAATAAAATTGGAGGAACTGCGTCTGAAATTGCGCAGTTGAAGGGTGTGAGGTATGCGGTAATGAATGAGCCGTCGAAAGGGGACCGCATTAACGAGGGTCCGCTGAAAGAACTTACAGGTGGAGACCCGGTTCAAGCGCGTGCATTGTACCAGGAAATGATTACATTTGTCCCGCAGTTCAAGCTGGTTGTTTGCACGAATGTCATGTTTGATGTCAAGAGTAACGACAATGGCACATGGAGACGCATTTGCAAAGTAGATTTTGAGTCTTTGTTTTGTGAAGAACCAAAGTTTGATGACCCAGACATGCCGTACCAGTTCATGATTGACAAACGATTGGATGAGAAACTTGAAGGATGGGCGCCGGTGTTTATGGCAATGTTGGTTCAAAAGGCATATGAAACAGGAGGAACTGTTGCCACTTGCGAAAAGATCAAGTTGAGCAGCAACAAGTATAGAAACAGCCAGGATTATTTGTCGGAATTTATTCGAGATAAGATTAAAGTATGTCCCGGTATAAATGATAAGACTGGAAAGGCGTTTGATGTGAAACGAGATGAGTTGAATCAAGAGTTCAAGGACTGGTATACGAAAAACTATGACAAGAATGTGCCAAAAGTTCAGGAATTGCACGAATATATGGATAAAAAGTTTAAAAAGATTGCCAAGGGAGGTTGGTCTGGATGCAAAGTCATTTATCCAAATGACGAAGAAGATGAGGAATTTGATGATTTAATATAGGAGTCACATGTCACAGTTGACATGTGCCCCAGTAGAAAAAAAAGTTTAATATTTTTTTATTTGTTTTTTCTTTTTATTTTTTATTTTTTTATACATTGCATGTTTGTTTGAGTTGTTCAGTTGTTCAGTTGTTCAGTTGTTTCTGCAACGTGTGCCAAGTCGCCTTTGATTCAGGGTCCAATTCCACCCTTCTGTAAGCCTCGTACTGTTCGGGAGAGTCGTAAAAGTACGTCATTGGAGTGAATCGCGTGCAGTTTGCAACTTTCCACAAGTGATTTTCTTCAAACGAGCCGACATTCCAAGGGTATTTGACTCCGGTGATTGCATTCACAATGGGAACACCCATTACATTGGATGAAAATGGTCCGCGGAAAACCTTCTCTTCGCCGCCCTTTTTGTCGTTCTTATTGGTTCCCTTGAAGCCTTTGTTGTTGTTGTTGTAGCTTTGCATTGCGTTGATTGAGTCTTGTTCTGGCGTTCACTACAAAATGTAAATATACAAATTAAGAATTCAATTTATATTTTTTTCATTGTAAAATTGGAAGAAAAAATATAAAAGTTTCAAGAATCCATCTACTCAAAAACGAATCTATTTTTTTGTTCTTGTACATTATATAAAATTATTTTTTAGACTTGAAATCATTAAATGATTCAAAAAGAGATTTGAAAACCGAAATACTTTCCAAAACTACTTTTGAAACGTGTTCTTGCACTTTTGATAATTCAATTTCGTCTTTGAATGAAACGATAATGTAACTGTCTAGAGCATGCGGGTGCGGTTTTTTAAATCCGCAAAATGAAACAATGCCATCCGTTTTGTTGTAATAATTGGAAAATATATAATTTTCAATTACTTTTCCAAGAGTGTAATCTTCTCCAATCAAATTGACTCGAAATGAATTTTTCATGGTGGTTAATTCTTGCGCATGTTCAATCGCACTATTACCACTATTACCACCGGCACTGCCGCTTCCACTTGTTTCAGAAGAGTGTTCGATTTCAGACAAGAACTTTTCACATTTTTTTATCATAATGTCACACGCCTTTGTAACAAGTTGCACGTTTGAATACACCCCAACAGTTTCAATTATAAAATCAAAACTATTCGGCACAAATATGCGTTGTGCATCGAGAAGTTCCCAATTTTTTTTTGCATTCTCAACGAGTTCACCTATGGAAGAAGCGGCAGAACCAGAAGATTCAAATCCTTCTCTGAGCGTCTTTTCTTTTGTCCTCCACTGTTTATCAATTTCTTTGATGTCGGGCGTGCAGTTGTAAGCACACGTGTGTGCGACATTGTACATTCCATCAAATTTAGCATTTGAAATTTCAAGAGTGCATGTAAATGCGAGCGCTTCTCCGCTGTTTGAATTGGAAGAAGACAGATTGGGTAAAAGCCTTGCGAATTCAATATATTCGCCGGAAACTGCATCGGGTGGGAATATTTTACGAACAGTTGCTTCAGGCAAATATTCATACATTACATCATCGGCATCGTCGTCATTGGAACGTCCTGTCATTTTTTCAATTGCTTTTGCTTTTTTTACTTTGAAATCTTCGGTTGTAACGTATCGAATTGTATCTGTTTCATTTTTTACATCAACTTCGACAACATAATTCTTGTATTCGTTTCCAAACCCGTCAATTGTATGTAAATGATGAATTGGTATGCAACCAAGTCTCTGTTTTAAAATCTCGTTATGAAGTCTCGTCGTGTTTACGGTAAAATCTGCTCGATTTTCAGAATGAGGAAATGTTCTAAATACGTATTGGTTTATATCTGATATAATGATTCGTCGAAGAGCATTTGCAACTGAAACATCGCAATTTTCCAACGTAAATGTGAGCGAACTTTCTTTATTATTATTGTGTTGAGAAATGATGGGTTTCTTGCTTGTTGCGATTGCGGAGCTCATTAAATAAATTCCAGGTTAATAATATTATATATTGTTTATATTAAATCAATTTTTATATTAATATTAAATTATTGATAATATTGATAATTTAATTTATAATATATATAAAATTTCAATAATTTAATATTTATAATAATTTCAATATAAATAGTTATTGCGTTGTTAAATTAAGTATAATCTTTTATTATATTATTGTTATTGCATTTTAAATTTTATGAGTAGCATCATTTACTATAGTAATTTTTGTGAAAAGTCTAAAAAATTGTTACAAGTTCTTTCTAAAAGTGCTTGTAGCAAAGAAATTCATTTCTTATGCATTGATAAGCGAGAGAAGGCGCAAAATGGAACCACCTATTTGATTTTGGAAAATGGAGAAAAGATTTTGCTTCCTCCGCAAGTAAATCGGGTTCCAGCATTGCTATTATTAAATCAGGGAAATCAAATTTTATACGGAGACCAAATATTGCAACACCTCTCTCCAAAAGAAACAGAAATAAATCAAGTTGCGACAAATAATAACGGAGAACCGGCGCCCTTTTCATTAACTAGCGATTTTATGGGACACGGTGTTGCATCAGACACGTATAGTTTTTGGGACCAAAGCAGCGAGGAAATGTTGGCAAAGGGCAATGGCGGCATGCGCCAAATGTATAATTACTCAACAATTGATTATTCAAATTCCGGAAAAATAGAAACTCCGCCTGATAATTATGCGCCAGATAAAGTGGGTCAAGTTTCGTTGGAACAGTTGCAGCAAAATAGGAAAATGTAAAATGTATTGTATAATGTAATTTATTATATAATGTAAATTTTAATTTAAAAATATCATTATAAATATTTATAAATAGTTGATTAGTAAATTAGTTGATAATAAAAACTATAATAACAAAAAAATAAAAAAACAAAAAAATAAAATGAACCGTTGCAATGAAAACATTAATAATAATAATGGCGGTGGAAGCGCAGAATGTTCAATAAGCAAACCGGTTATTATAAAAGGATTCAATCAGCATTTTGAAGAGTTTATAGAAGACATTGAAAGTGTATTTCCTGACGACGATGAAGTAAAGACAATGAAAAATTTACTTTATATAGTTAAAAAAACAAATCCGAGATTAATTTTAGAAACTTGGAATTCATACATAAGCGTTCCATATAAAGAACCCATTGAAAAATCTGACATTTCTTTTTTTATAAATAAAGACTATGCGGATTTGGATATAGTAATTACGGATAATATTTCAAATTTTATTGAACGTTTGCGAGGGTATGTTCGAAATATGACGGAACACAATCAACAAAAGTCAATGCAATATGTGAAAAATTTGTGCAACTTGACAAAACTTTATTATTTAAAGTAAAACACCATTTAAATACTTTAAGGTATACTTATTATAATTTGATTATAAGTAATTAAATAATAATAAAATGAAAAAGGGCGTTGTTATCGATAAGAATACTCCAGACGAATTTAAAAAGGTAATTTTTGATTTTATTGCAGATATTTCAAATACTTTTCCTGAGTATCAAGATACATTGCGTTTGTTTTTGGGCGAAAGTTCGGCGGCGGCGTCGGTGGACCAGTCATCAAAGGTTGTCACCATTTTATACGAATACTGTTCAAAAGTATATCCGGAGAGATTTTTTGATATTTTATATAAGAATGACAAAATATTTAATAAAGGAGATGCAGCAAATGTAAATGTGAACACGCATTTTCTGCCGAATATTGATTTTTGTGCATTGTGGAATACGGAGGGAATAAGTGATTCAACTCGAGAGACAATTTGGAAATACCTTCAACTAATTTTGATGACAATCATCACAAACATTGAAGATAAAAAATCATTCGGAGATGCTGCGAATTTGTTCGAGGCAATTAATGAAAATGAGTTGCGTGGTAAATTGGAAGAGACAATCCAACAAATGTACAACATGTTTGAATCAAATAATGCCAGTGCAGAATCCGAAACAACACCGGATTCTAATTCTGATGCTGGTTCTAGTAATGCAAGTGGTGATAAGGAAAAACCTTCTTTTAATTTTTTTGACTGGGCAAAAGACCTTGGTAAAGAAGGCGGAGAAGGCGAAGAAGGCGAAGAAGGCGCACAAAATAAAGATGCAAAGGGTTCTTCTTCTTCTTCTTATGCTAATGCAGAATCAATTCACGAGCATATTTCGAATATTTTGAATGGAAAAATTGGAAAACTTGCAAAAGAAATTGCAGAAGAAACTGCAAAAGATGTTGATTTTGATATGGATTTTGACGAATCAAAAGGCGATGATGTTAATTTCCAGAATGTATTTCAGAAAATGTTTAAAAATCCTGGAAAGCTCATGGGGCTAGTTAAAAGCGTCGGTTCAAAACTGGACCAAAAATTCAAATCAGGGGAAATAAAGGAAAGCGAACTTATGCAGGAAGCTAGCGACTTGTTGAGTAAAATGAAAAATATGCCAGGAATGAATAATTTAACTGACATGTTGAATAAAATGGGCATGGGAAATATGGGCGGCATGGGCAATATGGGGGGGAATATGGGGGGTGGTGGGGGGAAAATGAATTTTGGCGCCATGCAGAGCCAACTGCAAAGAAATATGAAAGTAACTAAAATGAAGGAAAGAATGCAACAAAAACTGGCTCAACAGCAACAACAGCAGCAACAGCAGCAACAGCAACAACAGCAGCAACAGCAGCAACAGCAACAACAGCAACAGCAACAACAGCAACAACAGAAAAAAAGCCAGCCTACAGTATTCAGCACTGGAGAAACTGTAGAAAGAACTCCGATAGACACCATTCCATCGTCATCAGTTCAAACTCAAAATAAAAAGAAAAATAAAAAGAATAAATCAAAAAAATAAAATAAATAAATAGTATAGATATATAAGATATACTATAAAACATACAAATAAAATTAGTAATTATTATATGACAACAACGGCATCAAATACAACATTAACACAGGCTGCTTCCAATGTTTCTAACAATGTTTCTGCAAATGACGCAACTTCAAGAAGTGTAAGCGTAAATGATAACAGCGGCAACAGCGGCAGCAATAATGGCGGTGAAAATAAATCAAATTCTGCAAATTCTCCCAATTCTTCTGATTCTCCTCCTCCTTCTCTTACTGCCACGCAGTTTTGGATTTACCAACCATCCGTTCTTTTAGATAAAAATGACATCACAGACCTTTGGCCAATGCCGTTAATGTCGGTTGAACAAAAGTTGAATGCAATTACGAGACTTGTTTTATTATTGACTGTTTTAGGATTTTTAGTTACTAAAAATATAAATATTATTTTTACAGGGTTTATTACTTTAGCTATATTTGTAATATTGTATAACACGCAGTATAATTTAAATACTTCTTCTAATTCTTCTGATGGTGCAAATGCAAATGCATCTAAAAAAGAGGGATTTGTTAATTCACAAATGTACAATATGTTGAAACCGCATTTAACAACGCCTACGATTCAAAATCCGATGATGAATGTGCTATTGCCGGAAATTTCATATAATCCAACACGCGATCAAGCTGCACCTGCATATAATCCGGAAGTTGAAAAAGAAATTAACCATTCAACTGAGGGATACGTCGTTTTAGACTTTGAACCAAGAAACATGACGGAAGCTGAAAAACTTCGAAAAAAATTATTTGCAGATTTAGGAGATAAATATGAATTTGATGACTCGATGAGGACGTTTTATACAAATCCGAATACCACGATTCCAAATGACCAAAAAGGTTTTGCCGAATTTTGTTTTGGAGATATGATTTCATGCAAGCAAGGAAATGAATTTGCTTGCCAGCGTTTTAATCCGGTTATAGGTGGTGTTCTGAATTAAATAAAAATTAATGATAATTATTTAATGAGAAATAAGATAAATAATTAAGAATAATTAAGAATAATTAAGAATTAATAACAATGTATTCTTTTCATTTTTTTATTATATTTATATATAATAAAAATAATAAAATGGCAACAGTTAAAGACTATGTTTTTGATAAAATGACTAGAATCGGAAATGATACATGCGGTTTGAGTCAAATGAATGTTCAAAATATTAATGCTGGAAACTATATGGTTCAGAATTTTTTTTCATCTGACTGCACAATGGCAAGGCCAATTGAACTCGCAACGAGCCAACCCGGAATTTTTTATGAGGGTGGGCACCAAACCGGTGCTGGCGGGTGCAATATTGACATAAACTCGAAACTTTTGAACGGGAGTATCGGCACACATCCCAGATGCAAAATTTCATTGAATGAGCGTCCATTTATTACTGTTCCTTATTTAGGTAGAGGCGAGTGCAACCCGCTTTTAGAATCGAAATTAATTCAAGGCGACATGACTATAAATAAAAGAAGCGTTAATTTATTATCCGAACAGTGCTATTCCAACTACTTGAATTATCCGCTCATTCCATCCATTGCTTCCACTGTGACAAATCCATCCAATTTAGTCGAAGGCGTCGCAGCAGATGGGTGGGTTCGCGGAGGAATTCCGTCCCGCGAAATGTCGCGCGAAAAAGCATATGCTAGCTGCAACTATAATCAGGGACAAAATTAGGGAAATCAAGGTGTAACTGAGATAATCACTTAATGTGAATTATAACATTAATCTCTCTTCTCTCTTATAACTTGTAAACAATCAAACTATAAACTATATTTTTAACGACATGTTCATAGTATACCCTCACATTTATTATGTCATAAGTTTATAGTTTGATTGTTTACAAGTTATAAGAGAGAAGAGAGATTAATGTTATAATGTAAATGAATATATTAAATAAATAAACATCAAATAAATAAGGAGGGGTATTTCCTTCTAAATGTTTTTCTTTTATTATTTTTATTTTTTTTCAAAGTATTCATTTTTGTATTTCGTGAACCATATTTTCTTCCTCCAAATTTTATCAAATTATCACATTTTTTTTTCATACATTTTAGTTGTTTAGTATCCAGCAGTTTTAAATGTGATGCATTATAATGATTTATAGCGCAGACGGAGTACGATTTGATATTTTGTTTTGACGGAGTTTTTTTCAAGATACATTTTTTTTTCAACGATTGCAAATAAGGGTCCCGTTCTTTTTTCATAACTTTTTCGGGAATGCAGATGGCATCTTGGCATTGTTCGTATGACATTTTTTTATACCCTCCTCCATACCTATCAAAATCCATTTTAAATAAATATATATTTAAACCGAGATTATAATTTAATTTTTATTTTTTCTTTACAACCTAATCAACTAAAAAAAAAACTAGTTTCAAAACAATAAAACTTACAACAAGTGAAAAAATAAATGATAGAGCGCCGCCGTTACCAGCACCCACAATTTTATAAAAAGGCTCCAAGTTGTCAAAAATATTCATCTTGTAAATAAATACATCAAGCACATAACCAATCACATATGCAATAACAATAGTCGCAGCAAATTCTGAATTAGTTTCAGGCAAATAAGTATTCAAAAATTGCCGAGTAAATATCAACAAAAGTATTGTGGCTAATGAAACCGTAATTCCAGCATAAATTCCTGCAAGAACAATCGGTTTATTTTTAAAATATGGGGCGAGGGATGTAAACGCTTTGACATGTGTATATTTTGATAAGTCGCTCAGCACATTATCAGAAACATAGGACACGCAAAAATTAATTATAATAAATAAAACAGCAATGCGAAGGTTATTTTTCATATTATTTATATTTTATTATATATTTATATTTTATATATTATCTTTTATTCTTTTATAAAAGAATTTCTAAATTGACAATTATATCCATTCTCTCTGAAATGTCGTATACATTCTCCGTATTTATCATTGGGATGCCGCGCTTATGCAAAGTTATGACTTGAGATGTTTTAAATTCTATACTACTAACGGGAATGTCAATTGAAATATTTTCATACATTATAATTGTGAAGACAGGTTTGGATAAGTTGAATAAGTTTTCGACACGAGTTCTAACGTCAATATAAATGTTATTTAATTCGTCAATGTATATATATTCGGGAAGTTTGGGAATGCATTTTACAATTAGTTCTCTCTGTTCATTAATGTCATAATACAGTTCGGTGTGCCAATTTGGAATATAATACGTTTTTTCTTCATGTTCAATAATTTGAATATTATTTATTTCAAATAAATCAGATATGGTTGGATTCAAGACTATGACATCATCTATTTTCATTTTAGTTTTTAGTATTTTGATTATTCCATCAAATCTCTCGTTGCTTATATCTAAAATTGTATAGTATTTTATAATTAAATCATATATGAATAAAATTGACTTCCTGTCGATGTTATCAAACATTGCAGCTGTTAATATTTTACATTTATCCATAACAGCAGTTAAAATGATGTTTACTTCTGCAATTTTCGCATTTGATAAATCAACCATGAGAGAATTTATAAATTCAGAAAATAAATTATTATATTTATAGTCGTGGTTTTCATCATCTCCCATTTCACAGTATTGGCCGTTGCAGTTTCCGTCGTCGTCGATGCACTTATTACTTAGTAACACATATGCTTCATTAATTTCTTTAAATTTTGTCGTTGATTCATCAGAATTGAAATGTTTATCTGGATGGTTTTTTAAAGCGGAAATTCTGTAATGTTTTTTTATTTCAGAAAATGTATATTTTTTGTTTTGTGTTAAACCTAATAATTTTCTTGCATTTTTAATTTTAATTTTTAATAACTCCGTATCCATGTATTTTTGATATAATATTATACATGCAATTTTCTAAATGGTATATGGGTCTATAATTATTATTAAAATATTGCAGTGACGTATATGTTTCAATTAAAATGTCCGATAAATCATTTATTTGTAATAGTCCGCAGTTTATCAAATCATTTAAAATATACCACATGCATTCTCCCACATCATAATTGTATATAAGAATATCGTACAGTATATCTCGAAAAGCTAAAAATTTTAAATTGTCTGGATTTTTTAAATTATCAAGTATAACATTGCATAGCGATTCATGGGGGAAACAATTTGCAAGTTCGCATTCGCGTTGTTGTTCGCATTTTATTGTTTTAGTCATTGTCGGTGGTGTAATTGGAATTGTAAAATGCAAAGAGGAATATGAATCTGTTGTTTGTGGCAAAATAATATTTTTGTTGGTTGTGGCTGGTGTGGCTGGAGAAGCGACGGATGTGTGCGATGCGTTAGAGCATTTGTTATAGTTGGATGCAGTTGGTTTAGGAACATGAATAATTTTACAATTGTGCATTATGTTATCTGGAATAAAACCAACATGCTCAGATATTAAAATATATTTTAATCGCGTTGAGTTTATTCCTTGCATGTAACTATAAAAATTATCAAGTAGCTCGCTATTTATTTTATGAAAATGTGTGCAAACAATTATGCCAACCTGGTTGTGAGACGAAGAGGATATGATTACATCTATAATTTGTGAATATATTTCATTCCATAATAATTTTGCATTGCATCCCAAGAGAGACATGTCTATTTCAAAATGAATATCACTCATTTTTATTAAATATTGTTCTTTATTGAAATGTACTGTTAACCGTTTTTCATATTTTAATTCACTTGGGCTATATTTTTGTATGCATGACAACATTTGAGTATATTTTCCAACACCTGATGGACCATAAAATATCAAATTTTTTAAATTATGAATTGTGCTTGGAAATTTCTTATATAGAACACAAAGTTTTGGATGCATGGAATGTTTTTTATTTTTTTGCAAATAGTCATCAAAATGGAGTATGTGTGATTTTGAAGCAGCATTCATGATATTTAATTAAAATTAGGTATGAAAAATATATGTTTATTTTTTTATACTCTTTACTCTCTTCGTATTTATAAATAAATAATTAAATGGTTTATAAGTTAATAATAAGTTAATAAAATACTTAATTAGATGCACATGCACATGCACGATATTGTATCAAGTTTGGTTGACAATATAGATAAAAATTGTATAAATGGAAGCAATGATATTTTGGATTTGGATATAACAATGAGCGGCGGAGCATTTAATGCCAATTATTTAGTTGGATGTTTATATTTTTTAAGTGAAATGCAGCGAAGAAACAACATTCGCATACACAGAATGTCATCATGTAGCGCAAGTTCTTTAATTGCCTTTTTATTTTTAACAAACAATCTTGAATTATTCCAAGATAAATTATATGAAATGATAGTGACAAGTTTCAGAAATAATAAAACTTTTATTTTTACAGAGTCTACACTTCAAAATATTATGGAGATAATTAAATGCTCGTTGCCGCTTGACAATGAAACGACCCTTAAAATGATTAATAAAAAACTTTATATTACTTATTTTGATGTAAAGCGTCGTAAAAAAATCGTAAAAAAAAAATACAAGACGGTGCATGATGTGTTTGAAACAATAAAAAAATCTTCTTATATACCGCTTGTTACTATGAACGAATTATTGTATTGTAATCGATACATTGATGGTTGTACCCCTTATTTTTTTAAAGATAATGGAAAAAGAAAACAATTATTTATAAACATGCTTGGAAAAGATAAAATAAAAGATTCAGTTGTTTTAAAAAATGATAAGAACGGCGTTCATAAAATAATAAACGGAATGCTGGATGCATACTATTTTTTTTTCAGAGGATGTAAAGGCACATCAATGTGTAGTTATATTGACAACTGGAGTTTTTTAAAAAATCTAAAATATGAACTATTGAATGCAATGTCATTTGTACTTTGTAACCTGTTGCATTTTTACAGTTTTCATTTGAAAACTTCATTGTCTTTGTATTCGAAAAAATACTCGAATTCAGTTGAAGTGAAAATAATTACATCATTTTTTTCTATTTTGAAAATGTTACTCAATGCCTTTTTAGAGCATTATTGTTTATAATGGAAAAAGAATATAAACCAAAAAAACAATTATATAATAATAATATTATTACATTACATAATTTATATAATTTATATTTACATTACAAAATAAATAAATATTTATGAACTTAGTATTTAAAACAAATAAATTAAGTAATATGACTGTTGCAGCAGTTGTTGATGAAATTGATGATAGTTATAATGAAGAAAAAATTGAGGGTGGTGTGAATTTGAAACATTTATTTTTTAGTGACCCAATTCAAAATTCAATTATTCATGACAGTTTTTTTATCCGTATTAATTATTCGGATAATGATGTTTCATTAACTGGACTAATGCTTCCGATTAAATTATCTTTTATTACAATTTCAAAATCATTTAATAAAAATATCATAATGTATGATTTGCATTCCAATAAGGAAGTTATTTCAAACATTTGTCAATTAGAAACACTAATTCTTGAAAAATATGAAAAATATAGTAATTTAAAAAATAATATTTCAAAAATTCCAGTTTATAATTTATCAAATCAATTGAAATCTTGTAGCATTAAATTATTTTCTGACATTGACAAGCGCACACAAGAATGTAATATAATGTTGAAAATTTCGGGAGTTTGGGAAAATATAAGGGAATATGGAATTACTTTCAAGTTTATGGATTCGCAATCATAAATTTTACAATAGTTTATTTATTATTGGCATTCAACAAATATAAAATTTATTTAATATTACTTGGATGATTCCAAGCGTGCATACATTTAATAAAGTTAATATTATATTAAAATACATGATTCCAAGACTTGTAACAGTGTCTTGTTCTGAAAGGTTGCATTTTCCTCCATTTAAGCATTTCATATTTAAGAATAAATAATAAAATGTAATGCACACTTGCATGAGTGTCAACATGGCTGATATGGATGAAAAAGTTGTATATTCTGACGATGTTACGTTTTGTGATGTTGTTGTTATTGTTTGATAAAGCAGTATTGCAACTACTGCACAAATAAAAATTAATTGAACTAAACTTGGTAAAATTGCTCCGTCGAAAAACGAGTTTTCGCTGCCTGTGCTGTAATAATATTTTAATACCATCATCATTGTGCCAAATAATGATAGCGCAACTAAACCCAATCCTATTAATGAGGCTTCGTATGATGATATTGCAAATTTAATTACTAAACCAACCACTGAAATTACTGCACATATTTTGATTGCATATGATATGTTGCCCATGACTGATTGAGAAGTTGTATTTGAAACGTAGTTCATTACGACCATTATAATATTAATTATTATTTGATTTGTTTATCTTATATATTGTAAATAAATAAATAATAATTAATAAAAATCAAAAATCGAATAATTTTAATATTAAATGGTTCGATAATAATAATAATAATTTAATAATAAATTGCTAAATCGTATCTTTATTGTCTTTATTTAGAAGGTATCTGTTTATATATTTAAATGCAAGAATGATAATTGAGTTGGATACAAATCGTTTGGTATAATATTTTGTTTGTAAATTGAGTATCGCTTATATATTTTTATTTTACTTTATAATTTTTAATTCATAAAATAAAATAAATAAATAAATATAATATACACTATTTATTTATTTATTTGAATTGATTGAATTAAATTATTGAATGTCGTCGTATAGTAATCTTTACAAATATGCAGATTGTTGTGGATGTGAAGAAAGTTTTACATCATCGGGAGGTGCTCAGGGCGCTACTGGCGCAAAAGGTGCTACTGGCGCAAAAGGTGCTACTGGCGCAAAAGGTGCTACTGGCGTAAAAGGTGCTACTGGTGCCCAAGGTTCTACAGGAGCCCAGGGAGCAACAGGAGTTCAGGGAGCAACAGGAGCTCGGGGAGCAACAGGAGCTCGGGGAGCAACAGGAGCTCGGGGAGCAACAGGCGCCCAGGGCGCAACAGGTGCAACAGGTGCTCAAGGAGCAACAGGCGCTCAAGGAGCAACAGGTGCCCAGGGTGCAACTGGCGCACAAGGAGCTACAGGTGCTCAAGGAGCCACAGGTGCACAGGGTGCTACAGGTTCTCAAGGAGCCACAGGTGCTCAAGGAGCCACGGGAGCACAGGGAGCTACAGGTGCCCAAGGTGTTACAGGTGCACAGGGAGCAACAGGAGCACAAGGCGCAACAGGAGCTCAAGGAGCCACAGGTGCGCAGGGTGCTACAGGTGCGCAGGGTACTACAGGTGCACAAGGTGCAACAGGAGCTCAAGGTGCAACAGGCGCACAGGGAGCAACAGGTGCTCAGGGAGCCACAGGCGCACAAGGAGCCACAGGTGCCCAAGGAGCCACAGGTGCCCAAGGAGCCACAGGTGCGCAGGGTGCAACAGGAGCTCAAGGAGCCACAGGCGCACAAGGTGCAACAGGCGCCCAAGGTGCTACAGGCGCACAAGGGGCAACAGGCGCTCAAGGAGCAACAGGCGCTCAAGGAGCAACAGGCGCACAAGGTGCTACAGGTTCTCAAGGAGCCACAGGTGCTCAAGGAGCCACGGGAGCTCAGGGTGCAACAGGAGCTCAAGGAGCCACAGGCGCTCAAGGAGCCACAGGCGCACAAGGTGCCACAGGCGCACAAGGTGCCACAGGCGCTAAAGGAGCCACAGGTGCTCAGGGAGCAACAGGTGCTCAAGGTGCAACAGGCGCACAGGGAGCAACAGGTGCACAAGGAGCAACAGGTGCACAAGGAGCAACAGGTGCACAAGGTGCTACAGGCGCACAAGGAGCTACAGGCGCACAAGGAGCTACAGGTGCACAAGGAGCAACAGGTGCCCAAGGTGCTACAGGAGCACAAGGTGCTACAGGTGCCCAGGGTGCAACAGGTGCCCAAGGTGCAACAGGTGCCCAAGGTGCAACAGGCGCTCAGGGAGCAACAGGTGCACAAGGCGCT